TCACTACAAAAGGATATTTCAAAATTCAACAATATCCAAATGGCAAGAAAAATCCAACTTAACAGCGCCTATGGTGCCATCGGTAACCAATACTTCCGATACTACAATCTGGCAAATGCTGAAGCGATTACCCTCTCAGGTCAAGTCTCGATTAGGTGGATTGAAGGTAAGGTAAATACCTATCTAAACAAATTACTTAAAACAGAGGACCACGATTATGTCATCGCTTCTGATACTGATAGCATCTACATCTGTCTTGATTTACTTGTCCGTTCTATATTTCCTTCACAAGATGTTCGTGCAGAGAGGATTGTCAACTTCCTCGACACTGCTTGCAAAGAACGAATCGAACCATTCATTGAAAGATCGTATCAAGAACTAGCAGATTACGTTGGTGCTTATGACCAGAAGATGGTTATGAAGCGAGAGAATATTGCCAATACAGGTATCTGGACTGCTAAGAAGAGATATATCCTTAACGTTTGGGATAGTGAAGGTGTTCGCTATGAGAAACCCAAACTAAAAATCATGGGGTTAGAGGCAGTTAAGTCATCTACTCCTGGTGCATGTCGTACTGCTATTAAGGAATGTATGACAGTAATTGTTAATGAAGATGAAGAATCAGCGCAGGCATTTATTGCTAAGTTTAGAGATGAATTTACATCGTTACCAGTCGAAGATATTTCATTCCCTCGTGGTTGTAATAATCTAAATAAGTGGTCCCATCCCGCAACGCTCTATAGTAAAGGAACACCAATTCATGTTCGTGGTGCGTTGTTGTATAACTTTTACAATAAGAAGAATAAACTTACGCACAAGTATCCTTTGATTCAAAATGGAGAAAAGATTAAGTTTGTTTATTTGAAGACGCCCAACAAAATCAATGAGAATGTTATCAGTTATCTGGGAACATTCCCGAAAGAGTTTGGACTTGACAAACATGTGGACTATGACTTACAATTCACAAAGAGTTTCCTAGAACCTATCAAAGTTATTATGGACACGATTGGATGGCAAGCAGAAAAAGTACCGTCACTGGAGTTCCTATTCGGATGAAAACAAAATTTATGGTTACATATCAAAAAGCATTCAGTGCTGGTGCATCCAGAGAAGAAAAACTTTTTGATGATTTGAAAGATGCCAAATGGTTTGAACGTGCCATGAAACGTTCTCAACATATCACAACATTATTAGAGGTCAAAGAGTGAATTTTCTGCAAGATGTAGCAAAGGAGATCGGAAATGAATATGCAGGACTTGTTAGTGATGGTGTTGCAGCGGGAGATACCAGTGGTTTCATTGATACTGGCAGTTATATCTTTAACGCTTTGGTATCTGGCTCAGTCTATGGTGGTGTCCCAGGAAATAAGATTACCGCTATTGCAGGAGAGTCGTCTACTGGCAAAACTTTCTTTTGCCTTGGGATTGTACAGCATTTTCTCGACAGCAATCCTGACGCAGGTGTAATTTATTTTGAATCTGAGTCTGCTATTTCTAGGCAGATGATTGAGGATCGTGGCATTGCCGCAGACCGCATGATGATTGTACCTGTTGCAACCATCGAACAATTCCGAACTCAGTCTTGTCGTATCCTTGACAAGTATATGGAGCAGGATGAAGCAGACCGCAAACCTTTGATGTTTGTTCTGGACTCTCTGGGTATGCTTTCTACTGAGAAGGAGATTGCTGACGTAGCAGCAGATAAGCAGGTTCGTGACATGACTAAGAGTCAGTTGATCAAGGGTGCCTTTCGTGTGCTTACACTCAAACTAGGGAAGGCAAACGTGCCTATGATTGTAACCAACCATACATATGATATGATCGGTTCCTATGTTCCTACCAAGGAAATGGGTGGTGGTAGTGGACTGAAGTATGCATCTTCTACTATCATCTATCTGTCTAAGAAGAAAGAGAAGGATGGAACTGAGGTTATCGGAAATATTATTAAGTGTAAGGCACAGAAGTCACGTTTGACTAAAGAGAATAGTCAGATTGAAACTCGGTTGTACTATGATCGTGGTCTTGACAGATACTATGGTCTACTAGAGTTAGGAGAGCGAGCAGGGATGTGGAAAAATGTTGCTGGTCGCTATGAGATGAATGGTAAGAAAGTCTATGCTAAGGCAATTCTGAAAGAACCTGAGGTGTACTTTACTTCAGAAGTGATGCAGGCATTGGATGAAGCAGCAGCAAAGGAGTTTCGTTATGGCAACTAAGTTACTGGATTATATTAAATTGTATGATTCAATGGTTGATGATTCTTTATGTCAAAAGATTATCGAAACATTCAATGAGTCTGAGTTTTCTTATACTGATAACGACCAAAGACCTGCTTTTTCAGAACTGAATATCTCTAAAAGATTTATGGATAAAGATCCTAAATGGATTGCTATTCAAAATAAACTTACTGATGTTTTTGCTGATACAGCAGAACAATACATGAATCAATTGGATGTTGCTGCCGACTTCCCAGCAAAGTATGCATTTGAAGAACATCGTTTGAAGATGTATAACAATAATAATTATGACCAATTCAAAGCACATGTTGATGTTGGTAATTACAACTCTGCTCGTCGATTTTTAGTTTGCTTTCTTTATCTAAATGACGTTACTAGTGGTGGAGAAACAGATTTTCCTAAATTGAACTACAAAGTTCAACCTAAGTGTGGTAGAATACTGTTGTTCCCTGCCACATGGCAGTGGAGACATGCTGGACTTCCACCAGTATCGGGTAAAAAGTACATTGTTGGAACTTATCTTCACTACTTATGAATCTAGAAGTAACCATTCTAAGTAATCTCATTTACAATGAGAAGTATGCTAGAAAAGTTTTGCCTTTTCTAAAGTCAGATTACTTCACTGCTCGTGAGCATAAGATTATCTTTTTGGAAATCCATGAATACATTAGTCAATATGATTCGTGTCCCAGTCTCAACGCAATTGGTATAGAATGTCAGGAACGAACTGACCTTACCGAAGACCAGTTCAAAGAAATTCTAGGAGTTCTCAATGTCCTTTCCAATGATTCCACAGACCATGATTGGCTCGTTGATATTACGGAAAAGTGGTGTCAAGAGCGTGCGATCTACTTATCGCTTATGGAGTCTGTCAAGATTGCTGACGGGCAAGATACCAAGAGGGACAAAGGCGCTATTCCTTCGATTCTTTCGGAGGCACTTGGAGTATCCTTCGACCAACATGTAGGACATGATTATGTTTCAGATGCACAAGAACGCTATGACTTCTACCACCGCAAAGAAGATAAGATACCTTTCGACTTATCGTTATTCAATAAGATTACGAAGGGCGGTCTTCCTAATAAAACTCTTAACATCGCACTCGCTGGCACTGGTGTGGGCAAATCTTTGTTTATGTGTCATTGCGCTGCGTCGGCACTTCTGCAAGGTAAAAATGTCCTCTATATCACGATGGAGATGGCAGAGGAAAAAATCGCTGAACGTATTGATGCAAACCTTTTAAACGTTCCGATTCAACAACTTGGAGATCTTCCACAGGTAATGTTTGAAAAGAAGATTGCAAATCTTGCTAAGAAAACTCAAGGCAAATTAATCATCAAAGAATATCCTACGGCGTCTGCTCATGTTGGACATTTTAAGTCTCTTGTTTCTGATCTTGCTCTTAAGCGGAGCATTAAACCCGATATTATCTTTGTGGATTACCTTAATATCTGTGCTTCCGAGAGATATAAAGGGAGCATTGTCAACTCCTACACATACGTCAAAGCAATCGCAGAAGAACTTAGGGGTTTTGCTGTGGAGTGTAACGTTCCTATTATCAGTGCTACGCAGACCACTCGTGCAGGTTTTGGTAGCACTGATGTTGACCTTACTGATACTAGTGAATCCTTCGGTCTCCCTGCTACTGCTGATCTTATGTTTGCCCTTATTAGTACGGAGGAGCTTGAGGGTATGAATCAAATTATGGTCAAGCAATTGAAGAATAGATACAACGACACTACTACCTTCAAGAGATTTTGTATAGGTATTGACAGAGCACGGATGAAGTTGTATGATGTAGAGGAATCTGCACAAGATGACCTGGTTAATTCTGGACAAGAAACTCAGGTAGAACCAATTGACCTAGTTAAAAAATTCACTGCAAAGAAAACATTTCAAGACTTAAAGTATGATTGACCCCAAAAAGTATGCCCAATTCGTTGATGCCGTTACGTCGAAAGAAAGTAAAGATTATAGTTTCTTGGCCTGCCGTCTCCTTGAACTCGAAGGCGTTGGATTTCCTACCGAGCGATTGCTTACTGCTGCTGTAGGAATGTCTGCAGAAGCAGGTGAGTTTACTGAGATTGTAAAAAAGATTGTCTTCCAAGGTAAACCTGTCAACGAAGAGAATCGTTTTCACATGAAGCGTGAACTAGGTGACATCATGTGGTATGTTATGCAAGCCTGTATGGGTTTGGGAACTGACCTGGATGAAATCATTGAGATGAACATCGATAAACTTAAAGCACGATATCCTGGTGGTGAGTTTGATGCTCACTATTCCGAGAATCGTCAGGAAGGTGATGTCTGATGGATGGTGCAGTACACGCTTGGAATTCTATGTCCTATGGAGAAGGATTTCTTTTCTCCGTCTGGATTTTAGGAATGTATTTTATCAAACTGAAAATGGATCAGAGGTTTGGAAGATGAATCTTACACAAGATGAACTTTGGGAAACAATTCACACTCTCGGTTGGAATGTCAGAGAAGACAACATTGTAATTGAGATTGGTGGTACAGTAGTCTCTGGTATTGATCAACCAGAAGGTTACAATAAGAAGTGGGCATCCCCACTTGGACATCGCAAATATAATAAGGATGCCTTCATTGTATTAAAAAATCTATCGCGAAACGACGACACAAAATCACAACCTATGGACAGGGAGCACGCACCACATCATGGAACCCCAACTACCGCAACGACAACCAGAGACACCCCAACAGAAGAGAGAGTTTCGTCAGACAGTAGTGCAAATACAACTGAATAACATTTGCCAATGTTTAAGTGGTAAATGGTATAGAACTCATTACTGGGATCCTGAAGGAAACCGAACGGATAAATTTGTAATTGAGTTTCCTCCTGAAGAGTTTGACGATATCTGATGTTTAGCCTTTGGATTCACATAAGAGCATTCTGTTCTGTTGTACTAGTGAGTTGTGCTCACCCTGTCAACTGGGAGCAGTGTGTTCGTGTGGACCAATGGTTATTGCCTGAAGTTGTCCAGGGATATAAACTATGGACAGGACAGGAAAAAATCTATGAAAAAGAACAGGATTATCTAAATAGTCTGGAAGACTTATCAGAGTAGAACAAATAATGGCAGGTGCAAGCACAGAACTATACTCGGAAGTATTAGCACAGATTTGTTTGGCATACTCTATTAATACCAACAAAGCATTAACACAGGATGTGTTGATAGAGGGTAATGCTCTCAATACAAAAATTATGAGTTCTATCAAGAATCTAATGATTTTTCATAGTGCAGTAAACATGAGTTCAAAAAACTTTGTCACTCCTTTTGTTCAGTATATTAAGGGGAATGTTAGTGGTAAATTGAACTGGGTTGATGCACAAGGACGAAATATGTTGGCAGTAAAAAAACGATTTAATATTAATAACCAGCATAAGATTTATAATGATAAACTCTTTGGTAGTAGTCCATCAGACAATAATCCATACACAGCATTTTTAAAGTCAAAGACAGGTATATCTACAGACAAATGGAATCCTGCTGATATCTGGTCTATGAATTTAGATGGTCGTACAGCACTTAAAAGATTAAACAGGAGAGTTCAAGCAAGATCAAAAGTTTCTTTAGAATATTGTAATCAGTTTCTAGCAGATCAGTTTAGTAAAGGAAATATTATTCCCATTTCACTGAAGAAACCTCAGTCGTCTCCTCATATGGAGATCATTAATAGTAATGAGTTTGTATCTAGAGTTTCATTGGGGGTAACTAATAATCCTGTTGTAGAATATGATTATAAGAACAAGGATGTAAAGATCAATTTCACTATTGAAACTGTGGAACTTCCTAAAGGCACTAGTGCTAGAAGAGCAAGAGGTAAAACAAACGTTCAAGGAACCGTTGTTAAGGGTTCTCAAAAACATATAAGATTGAAGTATCATGTTGACAATAAAAAAGTAGAACTTGAGTATACACAATCGGGTCAACCATCAAGGGCAGCAGCAAAGATGGGTAACTTAGGTGCAAAGAATTTTCAAAACATTATTGATAAAACATCTAAATCTGGAGTATCTAAACTCAATAAGATTCAGAATGACTTCCAAGATATCGATCTTAAAACCTCTCCATGGTTTAATGGTAGACAACTAGGAGTAACAAAAGCAAGAAAAGAAGAGGCAAAGATTGAACCTCATTTTGATAGACTGTCTGAATATGTTGGTGCAATGTGGAAAGAAATAAATGGAACTCTTCCTGACTTTGCAAGTGATAGGACTATCAATACACCTGGAGGTATGTGGAGTAAAGCAAGAGCAGGTGAACTGGGTCTAGCAATCCATGCAATATCTAGTAAGCAGTCTCAAAAAAGAGTTATTCAAAACTTATATGAGGCAGCAGCAGCGATAAGTTATGTCACTGGACTTAATAGAGAAGAGATGGAAATGGAGAAAACTTTAGGAATGGATGCTAGTCCTAGGAAAACTGAGTTTAATGCCAGTGTCTATGTGAAGGTTTTCTAACTGGCACACTCCTGGTTGCAACCGCCTTCTGTCATGCTATAATATGTGTATAGACAAAGGACGAATGCCAAACAAACACCTTGAGCACCTAGAGGATTCCATCTTTGATGGTCGTCGCGTTGCTCTTGCTGCTGTCAAGCAAGCACTGACTGTCAAGAAGGTCAGCGTCAAGTGGGATGGTGCTCCCGCTATCGTGTTCGGAACTAACCCTGACAATGGTCAGTTCTTTGTGGGCACCAAGTCTGTATTCAACAAAAAGAAAGTTCTAATCAACTACACCTATGAGGACATTGAGACGAATCATAAAGGCAACGTTGCAGATATCCTTCGTTTATGTCTGCGTCATCTTCCTCGTATCAGTGGTATTATCCAAGCTGATTGGATCGGCGTCGGTGGTGGGTCTGTTTATTGTCCTAATACTGTGGAGTATAAATTTTCCACTCCGATTGCTCAACAAATTATTCTAGCACCACACACTTCATATACTGAGGTATCCCCTACGGCAGAAGCAAGCATTGGGGTCACAGTACAATCTACAGATAGTGTCCATTTCGTTGATACTAATGATGCAACTGTTGGTAGGTGGTCTGCAGTAAAACTTGTTGCTGAGATTCTTGCTCTGATTCCTTTTTGTAAGGTTGCTAAGAGTGCAGAACTCAAGAAGCATGTTAATACTTTCATCCGTATGGGTGACATACCTAGTCCTGAATTGTTGTTTAATGTCTTTAATGCTAAATATAAGGGTGAGGTTAATGTGACTACCTTTGTGGTGTGGCATAAAATCTTCCAACTGAAACAGCGTCTACTCGATGCGGTTGTACCTAATGAAAATGTTGAGTGTTTCATTGACGGCAAACCTTCTTCTCATGAAGGATTTGTTATTCCTTCTGACAACCCATACAAACTTGTAGATAGACTGACTTTTAGTAAAGCAAACTTTAATCTTAGTAAGAATTGGTAGAATGAAAAAGTTCAGTGCTTTCCTAATTGAAGCCGAGAAATCACAAGCAGCGAAGTCTGCACAAACATTAAAACTTAAACATGTAGGTTACGG